CCTTACTAGCTAATCGTCGGATCGGACCAGCCGCCCGCGGTGTTCTCCGCGATGACGGCGCCCACGCGATCCTGCACGCCCACGCCGAACTCTTGGAACACGATGGCCTCTTCCAGCGGGAACTCGCGGATATGGTCGCCCTTGAGCAGCACGGCCCCATAGCCGTAGTCCGTGCCCTGGCGAACGATCAGCGGGTTGCGCGAGTCCATCGGCCCGTAGCTCTTGTACACCGTCCAGTACGTGGTCGGGATGCGCCCGCTGGTGCGAACGCGAACCGATCCATAGTCCGTTTCGATGACGCCGATGTAGCCGTCATCCACGTTGGCCGTATCCGCGGTCATACCGTAGCGGATGAGCGGGTCAGCGCGCGGAATCCAGCCGGTGACGTTCGTGGTGTTGATCCAGCTCGACACGTCCGCATAGGCGATAATCATGTCAAACGGGGCGTCATAGCCATGCTCGTACAGGTCGGCCACGGCGGTCTCCAGGTTGGCCTGGGTGATGCCGTTCAGCGCGTCGATATGGTCGTGCGTATACAGGAACGTGCCACCCCGGCTGGGTACGGCGATGGGGATGTAGTTAGCATCCGCTGTGCCGCCATCGGCCAGGGGCATGGAACGCCCGGACGAACCCACGGCGGTATAGGTGCTCTTGAACAGACGGGTGAGAATCTGCTTCTCCCAGTTGTCTTGAATGTCCTTGACCACCTCGGCCACGTCGGTCTCCAGTTGAATCCGGCGCGCCTTGCGCAAGAAATCCCATGTCCAGCCCAGGCCGCGATCGTAGGCCACCAGGGGCAGCATGTGCCCGGTCGTGGCGCCGCGCTTCTGGTCAGGCCGCGCGTACTCGGTATGGACCTGCATCCCCGTGGTAGCGCCCACGCGGTATTCCACAGCCAGCTCACTGGTAACAGAGATAAGCGAGGAGATGAGCGGGCTCGCGGTCAGGGCCGCGTTGACCAACGCCAGGCCGCGGCCCACGTCGGCCACAAAGGCGTCATAGGTCGAACCGTCGGCCAATTGGTACTTCGAGAGCGTCGCACTATCCCAATAGGAAGGCAACGCGAACTGCTTGAGGTCATTGAATCCAGTAGCCATGTTAGTGTGCCTCCCTTATGCCGACACGATCAGCATAGGATTGACGAGCAGTTGGGTGGTGTTGAGCCCGATGCCCACGCGGCAAACCTTCGTGCCCACGGCATCGGCTAGCACTCCCGCGTCGTCATCGACATAGACGGCGGTGTTCGCGGCCAGGTTGGTGGCAAAGCCCTCGACAACGCCGAACAGTACCACGTCGATCTCCTCACCCGAGGAGAAGGACACGGCGCCGTCCGAGTTGCTGACAGCCAGGCCAATGCAGGCCGCGGTGGTGAGCGCGGAACCATCGGTCAAGGAGACGGTGTTGTTTGCAGAGCAATACACCGGCTGCCCAGGCGTGATGGTCGCGCCCGCGGTGAATCGACGGATAATGCAATGCCCGACAGGCCGGACACTTGCAGCGGTGATCGTAAGATCAGCCATTGGTAAACCTCCTAAGAGATACGAAACCTGCGTTTGATGTCATCATCGCGGTTGGCCGTCGCACTAGGCGCGCTGCCGCGTCCGGCGTCGGCGTTGATGGATGGCGGCGGAGCCGTCGGCTTGACCAGTTGCGGCCACTTGCCCAGCAGCGCCTTCAGGTGTTTCTCCGGGTTCTCTGGCTGGCCTGTTTCCGGGTCGTATTGGATATCGTCCAACTTGACCAGGCTGGCCGCTAGCTCCCCGTCCAGGTTCAGGCGTTGCGCCGCGCTCTGGACTGCCCACTTGACACGCTCCTGCTTGAGCGTGGCCTGTAGGTCGGCGATCTGCTTTTCAGCGTCCGTCAACTTCTTGGTAGCCTTTTCCAGATCCCCGAGCTTGGCCTGTTCCTCTTGCACCTTCATGTCTTCCAGCGCTTTCGCCTTGGTGCGATAGCTGGCCGCCTCTTTCCGTAGCTGTTGCACGTAGGCCAGGTCGAAGGTCTCGCCCTTGCCCGTTTCAGTCGGTTGTGCATCCGCCGTCGGCTGCGCCTCTGGCGCCTCCGTTGTGACCACCTGGGTCTGCGTATCGTCTGCCATGATTCCTGTACTCCTGTATGATTAGCCCTCTAGGCTATGCCCAACCTATGCGGTAGCGGTGGCCTTGCTGGCCTGGCGCTTGTTGAACGCATCCCGCTGCACCGTCGTCCAGGTCCGCCTAAGTTCCAGCTCCTTGAACGTAGCCACCCTGGGCGAGTCGCCCCAGGTGTCCGAGTGCGCCGTCTTGCGTAGATCGGCAAGGCCGAACTTGTGGCCCTTCCAGCCGTTGAATAGCTGCTCTCCCATCATCTGCTGCTGCCGTTCCTCTGGCAGCGCCTTGAACCAGTCTTGGCCATTCTCCCATTGCACCTCTGGCCCCACATTGAGCACGGGTATCACGGTACAGCGCCCGTTGGGGTGATCGCTCAGTTCTTCTTCAGCCTTGAACATCTCCCCGTCGCTCATGAGGCATGCAAGACACGTCCGCGTGTCGTGGGTTGCCAAGCGCTTGAAGCCCTTTACGATGCCCGACTCCCTGTACTGCGCCGTGCTCGCCATGCGGAACGCCCGCAGTTGCTCCGTGCGTGCGATGGTCAGCGCCCTGTCCAGCCCCATGTCCATGCCGCGCGCCATGTTGTAAGCCGTTTGGCGCGGGTTGATGCCCAAGGCGGTAGACTGGATGAGCTGCTTGATAATGCCGTCCATCGCGTCAGGGTACGCCTTGGCTAGCAGCGCCCTGAGCGGCGATCCATCGCCGGCCAGGCCCACCATGTTTTCGATGGCCTCTACGGGCAGCCGATTCCAGCCCAGATTGATGCCGCCCGCGCCCGTCTGCGCCATGAGTGAGTCCCACGCGCCGCGTATGCCCATCTCGCCATAATATTGCTGCTCGGCTTCGATGAAGGGCAGCGCGTACTGGTTGGTGTAGTTGTCTAGCTCGCGCTCAACTTGGAGGTGTAGCGCCTTGTACCTGTCCATGCGGTACAGCGCGCCCTCGCTGATAGTCTGCCCCGCTGCCTTGCGCGCGGCCATGTCGTTGGCTAGCAGTTGCATACTATCGGTCAGACGCATTTCGATTTGCGCGTACTGCCGCGCCATGTCGGCCATCTGCCGGGCCTCGCGCAAGCGCAAAGCCTCCTTGTATTGGCGCAGAATGGTCACGACGAGCGGGTCAGGCATTGTCTGCCCCGAGTAGGTCAGCGAAATAGCCGCGCGTCTCGTGTGCGTTCTTGATGGCTTGCGTTCCCCAAGTGCGCCCTGCGGGGTCCACATACCACATCTCGCCACAAGCACACTTCCAGTAATCGTTCCAATGGATGTGTTTCACCACGCCGCACTTGCAGACAAAATCATGCTCGAATTGCGGCCTTGGAAGGTCGGAGCCAGGCCATTTGACATCCAATTCCACATCTCCCACCCTAACCATTGCTCTGCCCCTCTCCCATCATGTCCTGCGCCGCCGGGTTTTGCCCCTGGTCAAACTGCGTGCGCGCCTGGTCCAGTAGCGCCGTCGCCATAGAGGTGCGCTCCGCGTCGGCCTTCTTTTTGTCCTTCTCCAGTTGCGCTATCTCGGCCTCTGTCCAGCCCAGACGCCGCGCCGCGGTGACGAGGGGGATACCCGCTTCCACGTACTGCTTGAGCGCCAAGCCCATCGCCGTTTCGTCGGCTACAGGGTCGGTGGGCAGTTGCGCGGCGTGCCACTGGGTAGACACGGGCACGTCCTCGATAGCCCCCGCGCCGTAGAGGTTGTAGAGCTTAGCCGATAGGCCGATGATGTTCTCCCAGACGTTGCCCCAAACGTCCTGGCGCCGCTCGCACTTGAACACCAGGCCGATCTCTTGCTGCTTGAGCGACTCACCCGAGGGCTGGTCCGCGCCCATGGGGTGAAATAGGTACTGCGGCGTGCGGGTGATGGCCGCGGCGGTCTCAATCCAGTATTTGGATGAGCTAATCATGGCTACCGGGTCGGCGGCTTCCAGGGCCCCCAGCTTGGCCGCGGGGTCCGTGAAGCGCAGCAGCCGCGCGGGCGATAACTTGATGGCTGTCTCCTCACCCGTGCTGCCCACGACAGGCGGCACGCCCGAAGCGTAGACGATGCGAAAACCGCTGCTATCCGTTGCGGCGATCAGGTCAATGTCGGCCTTGTTGAGCATGTCCTGCACGGGCAGCAGTTGGCTAATCTCCGAGCCGCCGGGGTTGGCAAACTCGAATACGGCCAGGCCCAGCGGTTGGCCGTCCCTGTCCAGCCACGGGATAGGCCAGGGCTCTGTCGGCGCGTCGGTGTAGGTCTCCCATTGCGTGCCGCCGATGCCCTCGTTGCTGTCCTTGGTTGAGATGTACTTCTCTACCCTATCGGGAAAGTACAGCGTCATGCGCGTGCGGCCGTTGTTCTCCGTGTTGTAGGGGTCGTAGACTTGCCACTTTTTGACGGCGAAGATCGCCTGCCCCGTGTCTGGGTCAGCCTGGAACTTGACGCCTGCGCTACCGTCCCATGCGGTGTTGATCGACCACTGTGGCTTCTTCTCCTTATCGTCCCAATGGACAATGAGGTAAGAGGCCCCATCCCTGAGCGACGCGCCGTATACGTCGTCCTGCCCGGCGTCCATGCGGTTGGCTTCCCACCACGTCATAGCCCAGGCGCTAGGGTCGGCGTCCTCCGCTATCTCTACCTCGTCAGCTAGCGCAAACTGCTCTACGCTCAGGCGCTCCGTTACGGCGTCGATGACGAGCTGGCACATGTTATGGGCATAGAGGTAGTCGGCGTCCTTCGCCTTGAGGCCGATGAACTCCTTTTGACGGTCGGTGAGGTACGTGGGCTGCTCGCCTTTGGCATAATCGCGGCAGGTGCGCACAAACTCGGCCTCGGAGGCGTCCTCCTGGTCGATCCATTTTAGGTATTGAATCCTGGCCTGTAGCGCGTAATCAACTGGCATAACGCCCCTTACATGGCAAAGGCGGAGACGCCAAAGGTGTGCGAACTGTTGTGATCGCCAGAGTCCACGATGGCCCAGCGTGCGCGGATGGCGTTGCCGAACACGTAGGGCCGCACGGCGCCGCTGGCTGCATCGCTCGTCACATCGGTCACGGTAGCCGCAGCGCTTGCGCTGTCCAGCACGGCCACCTCTTTGACGGCGCCCGCGGCGTTGCCCGCGCGCTGGGTAAAGTGAATGGCGTTGACCCATGTGGTGCCGCCGTCCGGGCTCAGATCCACGTACACGTCCAGCGTGTCGCCTGCGTCGGTGGTCGATGCGTCGGCCACGGAGAGCAACACCACGAAACGCGAGCGCCCTGACGCGATAGGCATGGTCGTGCCGTTGGCCCCCGCTGTGCGCGCGGATGACGCGGCCAGGACGATCTCTTCACCTGCAAACTGGATAGGTTGTGCCATTGGCTAATACTCCAGACTGGAAACTGCGAACATGCTCGTTGCTATCCTGTGCAATGCGTAGACAAAGGCGTCTACTTGGTCGTCGTGCGCTCCCGTCGGGAAGCGTATCAGCTCATCTAGCAAATCGTCGGCCCAAGGCGTTTCAGGAAAAACCACGCGCCCGGCCTCGCAAAAGCCCGTGACTTGGTTGGCGCGCTCAATTTTCGTGCGCCCGTGCGTCGGCTCCGCCACGATGGGCAAGCTCGTTTGCGCTATCAGCGTTTGCACCGCGCTTGTGCCTGAGCCCTTATCTTCCACCAGAATCACATCGGGCCGCCATTGCGCCGCTTTCTGTTGCATCCGGCGTATCAGGTCCGGGTAGGCTACCGTGTCCCGCCATGCGTCCAGAACGTAGATACCTGTGCTGTGTGCTGCCATGGTCACGCAAGCGCTGCGGTCGTTGTCTTGGCCCTCTTTGAATGCCGTGTCCCACGCCTGGATAACCAGCGTCGCGTTCTGGCGCTCGATCGGGTTGCGCCGCGCGAACCATGCCGTCTGAAACGTCGTGCCGCTGGGCGGCTGTGGCCTCTGCTGGTACAGGGCATAGAATGAGCTTTTGAGCACGCCCTGAATGTCGGCCAGCGCCTTTTCGTCGTAGCGCTCCGGGCATAGCGCCTGCCCCACCTCGCGCCCTAGCGGGTCGTTTTCCTCTGCCAGCGCGGGCAGCGTTACCACTGTCCAGTTCGGCGCATCGTCACTGGCCAGGATGCGCCCGGCCAGGTCGTCTTCGTGCCAGCGCGTCTGGATGAGGATGATCTGCCCACCCGGCTCAAGCCTGGTGTACAGGTCGTCCTTGTACCAGTCGAATACCCTATCCCGGTATGCGTCTGATTCGGCCTCTTCGCGGCTCTTTACCGGGTCGTCGATGACGATGAGGTTTCCGCCTTGCCCGGTGATGCCCGCACCCACGCCGATAGCCCTGAGCCCCCCGCCGCTTGGCGTCTCCCAGTCCTCTACCGCTTGGCGATCCGGCGCCAGGGCGATCCGCGTTTCCGCGATGCGCCGCGCCTTGCGTGAGAACTTGTTGGCAAGGATCTGGTTATAGCCGCCGATGATGACCCGCAACGCCGGGTTTTGCTCCAGTCGCCACACGGGATAGCGCACCGTGACCATCTCGCTCTTGCCGTGCCTTGGCGGGACGAACAGCATGAGCCGGTTGATTTCGCCGCTCGTTATCTTGTCAAGGTGCGATTGGATGTAGCGCAGGTACGGCCAGTCCCAATGAAACAAGGGCGTCACCTGTGGGAGCCACGCTGAGAAATCAGCGAGTTCCGCCGTGCGCCCTGCCTGCTGGTTTGCGGTTTTCTGTGCCGCCCGTTTCTGCGCCTTCCATAGCGCCAAGGAGGGCGGCAAGGTCCAGCTTTGCTCCATCCGTCTCCGACTGTGCGAACTTTAGCCAGTCCAGCGCGTCGCGGTCTGTCTGGACACCATCGGCCTGTACCTTCTGGCGTACCACCTGCATAGCGATGCGCAAGCGCTCCGCCCGGCTGGCGATGCCTACCATCAAGGAGAGGCGGTCAACCTCGACAGAGAACTCAAACTCGGCAGCCCAGCGCTCTACCGTGCGCCGCGTTACACCTGCTTGTGCGGCTGCCTCTGCCTGGGTATAGCCTTGCGCTAGAATCATCGCGGCTCGCTGTCGTTTTGGCGTCCAATGAAAATCCGTCATTTTTCCGACACCTGCCGCGTTTGCGCGCCCCGTTCCCTTTATCGCGCCCCCTGGCTGCTGCGTAGCCCGCAGAACGGCCAGCACCGAGGGCAACAAAAAAGCTGTGCCCTTCAGAGCACAGCTTAGCACGCGGGTTTGTTCAAACCTTGCAATTCTTACGGGCCTTGGCGTATATCCTTCACAGCCCACATGCCAGAGCCCACCATCATCAACACAAAGCCGGGCTCTAGCGGCTCCAGTTGAAGATCAACAACATCGCAGTACACCGTGCGCCAGTGGCATTCCATGTCTAGCGCCAGTTCCTTGATGCGCGCGGGCTTGGCCTTGAGCCTGAGCCACGTCTTGGCTAGGCGCATAGCGCGCTTGGTGATGAGCGGTCCAGCGCCGCTGCCGCCCATTGCTATGTACTGCGATGTTGCTGCCATGCGTTACTCCTATGCCCCAGAATCTAGTGTGCCATCCGCACGAATGCCAGCCAGTAGAACGCACACATGCAAAGCTGGCACAGCACCATGCAGGCCAGGATCAGCAATACCCGGCCAGCGTCGCTCATCGCGCCGTCACGCTCGACAGCGCTATGTCAAAGTCCGCCGCCAACTGCGCCTCGATGTCAGCGCATGGCCCTTCGCTCAGGTCGCACACGTAATTGTCGCAGTTGCTAACGCAATAGCCCACCCACCAGTGTGCGAACCGCTGCCCCGGCGTCAAGGCCCAATCATCGCGCCATACGCCCGAATCCCAGTCCCATGGTCTGAATGTGTATTCTCTGCCCATGGTCCAATCGACATAGCTATCCCACTGTGGCCCACGATTCCAGCCCAGCACGTAATGAGCGTTTAGCGTCTGCTGAACGTAGACCTGCTCGATTTCCGTTTTGAGCGGCGGGATAGAACCGAAGCCGGAAAAGCGCCCGCCCGTTCCTTGGGCCACGGGCATGTAGGCGTTGTCGGCCTGGGCCACACCGACGAACGCCAAGAGGAACGCAACCGCCAAGATCAACCTTACTCGTACCATGGGTCTCCTTCCGCCTGAAAATGGACAAACCTATCGAGAACGATGAACACTACGAGCAGAAATAGCGCCGTGGCACAACCGCACAGGGCTTTGAGAGTGGATAGCAGAGCTTTCATCGCTTGCCATTCCTTGCCCTAACGCTCCACATCGCTAGAACAAAACACGTCCAGATTGCTACATGTTGCCCAATGCCAATTTGTACCCCAAGCGCCACTAGCCAAACAGATGCAAAGAACGACAGAATCGCCAGCGCCTCGAATAGTCGGATCATCGCTCCTCCTTCGGCGGCACCGTCATGCGCCGCCGCTCCGCTTCGTCCAGTATGCCGGCGATGTTGCAGAGCGCGTAAACGAGCAACAGGACCGCCGCCGCGATTGCGCCGCCTAGCAGCCAAAGCCATGTCATGGCGTCACCTCCTGTAGGGGCTTACCTTCTGCCAGTGAGACAATCCATACAATATCCCCCGGCGACAGTATAAGTTGTTTCCCCCTCCCAATAACCGGCAAGTCCTGCCCGTTAAATATTGCCGATCCCATGCCCACGATTCTTGCCTCCCCCGCAATGGCCACCTTGGATCTCTTGATCCATACCATATCCCCAGCGGCGCTTTTCGGGCGGGTTGGGTGAGGGGATATAACATCGCACGGTTCGCCGCCTATCACGCGATACCAGCCGTCCCGAATAAGGAGGCAGCCCCTACCATCGTCCTCTACCTGCCCGCGAAAACGCGAGCCATATTTTAGGGTTGTTGCTGCGAGGTCGGCCCTAGCAGCAAGCAGCCCCCACCCTCGGATCTTTGATTCGGGAACAAGGTCAATCACAGCGGACATAATTCTCAGCCTTGTGTTAATAAGACGAAGGGAGCTGTCCCTTCCCCACGCCTTTTGGCCAAGCACCTCCGCAATGCGTTCATTGGCCCAGCCCCGTATTTTGAGCGCGGCAAACGCATAAGCAGACTTGTCGGTCTTCCTTATGGCGTCCATCACAGCCCTTGCCTGGTATAAGGATTCTGGCATATCGAGATACCGAAGGAACCCCTCGCTTAGCGCTGGGTCATAGAACGGCTTGCCCTTATCATATGTCCCGTGGCGTAGGTGCATCGCTGGGTAATCTCCCTCAAGCGGCATGACATAATCGGCGTGTTTGCCAAGCCACTTCCAGATCGCGGTGTATAGCTTAGAAAGCCTCGTCCCGGCCTTGGCCTGGACTAGCTGCGGACTATCGCCTTCCGCCATAGCGTCACCTCCTCTTGCTCCTCTATCGGCCCCAGCAGCAACAAGTTCGGCACTTGCGCCCAGTAGCGCGGCGCCTTGTGGTGCTTGGCCGTGTAGGCCACGAGCGCCGCGGCTAGGTCCATGCCCTGGTAGCCCTGCCACTTGCCTTCCAGCGTTCGCTTCGTGTCGGATAGCTGTTCCATTGGTTATTCCCCCTCCCGTGGCAATCGCCACTTGGTCACCCTCTTTAGCGTGAAGCCGTTATCTCGCCATTGGTCGTCGCACTCATAGAAAAGCCCGTCCCTGGTGCGAAACGCCCTAGATACGGTACTGCCATTGCGCACAACGCAGCGCTGGCCCACTTCTGGCCACTGGAATCCGCGGCTGATATACAAATTCCAGTCGGCGCCATTATCATCATCCAGATACGTTGCCATGTGTCTCTCCCTTCATTTTGCCCGGCGGCGCTGTGCGGTG